GGCATGGTTGATGTTGAACTTGATCCTATACACTATCAAACTGGGTTATCAAAGGCGCTAACACGTTATAGACAGCGTACAGAACATTCAGTTGAAGAAAGCTATATGTTTTTAACTACTGTAGTTGACCAAAACGACTATGTGTTGCCAAATGAAGTAATAGAAGTAAGACAAATATTTAGACGCAGCATAGGATCGCGCACGGGCGGCGGCGACGGCGGTAGTTTGTATGAACCATTTAACATGGCCTACACAAACACTTATTTGCTGTCAGGTTCTAAACTAGGCGGACTTGCAACATATGATATGTTTGCACAACATCAAGAACTAGTAGGCAGAATGTTTGGTAGCTTTATTGAATTTAAATGGAGCAGTACTAGCAAAAAGTTAACACTGTTGCAGAGACCGAGAGCAGAAGAAGGACTGATGTTAATGTGTTATAACTATCGTCCAGACAGTGAACTGTTATCAGACTATATGGCTGTACAATGGATCAAAGATTATACACTTGCTAGTTGCAAATACATGCTAGGCGAAGCACGATCAAAGTTTGCTACCATTGCAGGACCACAAGGCGGATCAACTCTCAACGGCGACAGCTTAAAAGCAGAAGCACAGGCCGAAATGGAAAAACTAGAAGTTGAAGTATCAATGGCACAAGCCGGCGGAACTGGCTACGGCTTCACCATAGGCTAATGTTTGCGCTATAATCTAATTATGCTGTAAATACAGCATGACACATAAAGAAGCACACAGAATGTTTTGGATAGTAAAAGGACATTTTGCTAACGAAGTTACAGTTTTACAATCAGCAGACGGATACTTTAAACGAGTATGGGGCAATCACGAAGCCTGTTATCACGAAGAAGGCTTTGAAGAAGCATACCAAAAACTACTTGACAACACCTAATTACTAGTATATACTATATAAAAGTTAGGAGAGTCTTATGAGTAATCCCAAGTTATTAGTAATAGGTCATGGACGTCATGGCAAAGATACTGTGTGCGAAATGCTTCGTGACCACTATGGATACACATTTGAAAGCAGCAGCAAGTTTTGTAGTAAACAATTTATATACAATGATCTAAAGGACAAATATGGATATGCTGATGAGGAAGAGTGTTATGCTGACAGGCATAACCACAGAGCAGAATGGTATGATGCTATCTGCAATTATAATGTTTCTGATGCAGCGACTCTAGGTAGAGAAATGTTTGCTGCCTATGATATCTATTGCGGGCTACGCAACAAACGTGAATTCTTTGCAATGCAAAACACTGGTGTATTTGATTACGCTATTTGGGTTGATCGCAGTATGCACTTAGAAGCTGAATCTAAGGACTCAATGAGCTTAGAACAATGGATGGCCAACTTTACTATTGACAACAACGGTACATTAGAAGACTTAAAGTTTAATTTAGATCAATTAATGAGTCATTTAAAAGTCTGGCGTTAGATCACCTTGGCGCCAGCGCACTCCTTCTTTTTGTAGTGTACGTTGACAGTTTGCACATATAGTCTTTAAGTTATTAGGTCGACAGTTATTTAAATCACCGTCTATATGAAACACATTAAACTGTTCAGGATGCTTTGATTTAAATCCGCATTTTTCACAAACATTTTTCTTTTCATATCCGCGCTGTTTCCAAAGAGGCTCGCCGTGACCTAGACCGTTGCGTAAGCAGCGTTCGCACTTCTTCCTATAATAAGTTTTTCCTTCTTTGCGGTAATTTATTGCCGCAGGGCGATGTCCGCATGTGCATAATGGTCTCATAACACTAATACTTATCAATTCTCTAAGAAGCTCACCTTTTTGGTCCCTTTTTTGTGGCATATTATAGGGTGATTTAGTTACAATGTAATAAATACTGTATAAGAATATTACCATACCATAGGAGAAATAACATGGCATTAGTATCACCAGGCGTAGAAGTTAACGTAATTGACGAAAGTTTCTACACTCCAGCAGCGGCTGGAACGGTACCTATGATCTTTGTAGCTTCAGCTAGCAATAAAACTAGAAGCAGCGGCACAGGAACAGCAGCAGGTACACTAAAGGCAAACGCAGGTCAACCATATTTAATCACTAGTCAGCGCGAGCTTGGTGAAACATTTGGTGATCCACTATTTTACAGCGACAACAACGGCAACATGATTCATGGTGGCGAACTTAACGAATACGGTTTACAAGCTGCGTATTCTGCACTAGGCGTAAGCAACCGTGCTTATGTTGTTCGTGCAGATTTAGACCTAGCAGAATTAGACGCAAGTGCAACTGCACCAGGTGGTGAGCCAGCAGACGGAGCATATTGGTTAGACACTAATGTTAGTAACTACGGTATCTTACAATGGAACGGTGCGGCAGTTACAGTAGTAGGCGGACAAAGCTTTACATCAAAAACACCAACAGTACTTACAGTCGTAACTGACTTAATTGGCAATGTAGCTGGCAACGCACCTAAAGCGTCAATTGGCGCAATCGGCGATTATGCTGTAGACGCGAACGATACAATGAATAGATTGTATTACAAAACTCCAGGTTTTGGCACCACTGAACAGCGAGTGACTAACACAGGCACTTGGGTAGAAGTTGGCAGCGATGCATGGAAATCAAGTTGGGCAGTAACACGCGGCACCGCTTCTAATCCTACAACAACTGCAAGTGATTCAATTAGCATTAACGGCACAACTGTTATAAATTCAGGCACTGACATTGCTGGTATGGTAACAGCTATTAACGGAAACGTTGACGGAGTAACCGCAGCACTAGTTGATGGATCAATTGAAATTTATGCAAATAGTTTAAGTGAATCAAACGGTTCAGTAGCAGACGGCAAAGTTACACTAGCAGAAGGAAACAATACGCTGTTAGCTGACTTAGGTCTAACAGCAGGCACATACAGCTCGCCTAGACTACAGCCAGCACCGCATACAAGTGTTCCAGAATTCAAGTCAGGCGACACAACACCTGCACCAAGCGGCAGTGTTTGGATTAAAACAACTACGCCAAACGGTGGCGCAAACATTAGTGTTAAAACTTACAGCACAGCTACACAGCTATGGTCAACAGTAACAGCGCCATTATATACTACCTCAGAAGGCGCAATATACGGTCTTGACAAAACAGGCGGCGGAACAAATCTTGCAGTTGGCGCTTTGTATATCAAAACTAACGTAGATGAGCTTGTTAATCCAATTGGTAATTACAAAGTTTATACTCGTGCAACCGCAGGAGCAACTAGCATTACTGGTACAGTAATTACTAGTATTGCAGCAGCTACGTATACATTTACCCTACAAGAAACTAGAGCAAATACAGCAGTTCTTCCAGCAGCAGTAACAGTAAGTGTTACTACAACTGGTGCAACTACAGATGCAGAATTAATTGCAGCAGCAATTAATGCAACGGGCATGACAAATGTTGTAGCACTAGTTGACTCACAAAATAGAGTTGTAATCCAGCACAAACTAGGTGGTGACATTAAGATTGTTGATACAGCCGGCGGACTAGCACTAGCAGGATTTAGTTCTGCTAATACTGCTAATCTTTATGCAGGTCCAAACGCAGTTGGTCTAGTTGCTTCGAATTGGATGCCATTGACTTACACAGCATCAGGCACAGAGCCACTAAACCTAACAGCACAGGGTGCACTATGGTACAGCTCAGTAGTTGATGAAGTTGATATTATGGTACATAGCGGAACAACTTGGGTTGGCCTAAATCATGCAAACAGTCCATACAGTGCAACCAACGCAGCTGGTCCAATTGTAAGTGCAACTGCTCCTACAACACAAAATGATGTTGCTAAAACTGCACTTGTAGAAGGTGATATTTGGGTTAGTACAGCAGACGTTGAAAACTATCCAGCTATTTACAGATATAATGCTACATTGTCAGAGTGGATTTTGCTTGATAAAGCAGACCAAACTACTGAAAACGGTGTACTATTTGCTGATGCACGCGATGGCGATACAGGCGGAACTGTTGATGATGTACCGAGTGCAACTATTGCAGAATTACTAGTTAGTGATTATTTAGACCCAGACGCACCAGATCCTGCATTATATCCAAAAGGTATGTTGCTATGGAACTTGCGCAGAAGCGGGTTTAATGTTAAGCGTTTTGAGCGTAACTACATTGACACAGCGGCACTAAATGGTCGTCAAGACGACGCATCAATGGCAGCGTACTACCCACACCGTTGGGTGACTGATTCAGGTAACCAAGCAGATGGTTCAGGTAGCTTTGGCCGTCATGCACAACGTAAGAGCGTTACACAAGCACTACAGGCACTGGTTAATGGCAATCAACTAATCCGTGACGAAGAGAGTCGCCAGTTTAACTTAATTGCAACACCAGGTTATCCAGAACTAATTGGCGAAATGATCACACTAAACTATGACAGACGCCTAACTGCATTTGTTGTTGGTGATACACCATTCCGTTTAACACCAGACGCAACTTCATTAAATGAATGGGCAACTAACGTTAAATTAGCACTAGAAGATAATGACGACGGTGCAGTAAGTTTTGACGAGTACATGGCTATGTATTATGGTTCAGGCTTCACAAGTGATAATGCAGGAAATAACATTGTTGTTCCACCAAGCCACATGGCACTGCGTACTATCATACTAAATGACCAAGTTGCTTTCCCCTGGTTTGCTCCAGCAGGAACACGACGCGGTGGTGTAAGCAACGCTACAAGTTCAGGGTATATTAATGCAGAAGGCGAATTTAAGTCAGTAGCA